CTCTGCAGTTTACAAAACTGCTGCATCACCACAATGCTTATAGGGCAGACTCCCCAGGTAGGGCTTGAACCTACAACATTTCGATTAACAGTCGAACGCATCTACCAATTGAGCTACTGGGGATTATAAGGAACCGAAGTTCCATGGAGAATAGGAGACTCGAACTCCTGACTTCCTACTTGCAAAGCAGACGCACTACCAACTGTGCTAATTCCCCCAAACGGGTTAGGAGGGATTCGAACCCCCGACCAACAAATTAGAAGTTTGTGGCTCTATCCATCTGAGCTACTAACCCATAAAACAACCATACCAGTTATGAGTTTGATTGTCAATGTAGACAGGGAGGGATTTGAACCTTCGGTGCCTATGGTAGCATTATAGAGCAATTTACCCCTTTGGTCAAGTCGTTGCTGCCTTAAGGGCATTCTTTTCTTCGGTGATTTCGGTTCTACGTGCCTTTACAAGTTTAGAAATCTTTTGTAGAGCCTTGCGAGCACGAGTACCTGCAGCATTATTACCAGATACAAATTTTTCGTCTTCTACTTTCCATTCTTCAATAGCATTCAGTAGTTCTTGTGATGATTGTGACATAATAATCTCTGTAAAAAATAAGATATGTTTATATAGTTGTTTTTAAGGAGGGAATAAATCCCCCCTATTTATCAATTACAGTCTAGAATAACAAACCCTAATCTCTCCTCTACTTGGTGATGCAATCGTTGAGAAAGCACCATAAGAAAGATCAAGACTCCTACCACTTACATATGGACCACGATCATTAATCCGTATAACAACAGATTTTCCATTTGATTCATTTGTTACTCTTAGTCTAGTTCCAAATGGAAGATTACGATGTGCGGCTGAGTTACCATAGGCATTAAACCGTTCACCATTAGCAGTTCTTTGACCATCGTAACCGTCACCAATTCCATAATGTGAGGCATAAGAACAGGTCAATGCTTGAGCAGGACTTGGAGCAAGAGCACCAAGACTCATAGCAATGACCGAAAGGGTTTGAATTGTTTTCTTTAAAAGCATTTATTTTAGTAGAATTCGACATCCGTATAGAAGAGGGGTGTACCCAACCTCTCGGCGGGCATCTTCCACGGCTCTAAGTGTCACGTCACAGACTCATTACGACAAAACCCACCTTTTGAGTGGGTTCCTTTGCATTATATGCGATTATTTAGGTTTTGTCAATCCTTTGACTCAAAAGAATATATCTCAATTTCATTATTTTCAGGATCGATCCACTCACAAAATTCTTCAATAATTGCTCTAGCATCATCTTTAGATACACTTTTATCTGCTGCTCGTTCGAGTGACCAATTTCGAACGTATGCAACAATTTCTTCAGTTGTTGTGTTCATAGTAGTCTTTTCGGAAGTATCTGCTGAGAATGTTGCTATTGTAGTATCTTGGGACTCCGTTGTCAAGGGACTCGGTGAGAACTCCATTAATGAAGAGCTGTTTCGTCTCTTCGAAGTTTGTTTTGCCACCTGTTTTATGTAATGATAAGATAGTTCGACTAAAATTCTCTCTGCCCAATTTATCAATGTCTTCTTTAAGTTCCGGACAAGACCCATAATATTTTTTCCAATCAGATTCTGATTTTACTTTACGTTTTTTTCCCTTTGGTGTTCTAAATGACCAAAAGTATTTCCTGCCGATGTATTTTCGATTGTTTTGTATATTTGTAATGAGATAGACAAAACCGAAGTTATCGTCAATATTCTCAGATAAAAAAGGGACTCCTTCAAAAAACCAGGGGTTTTCATAGTCAATATCTATACTCATCAATTATATTAATGACTTCGTTTAAGTATTTATTAACAAGTTCTTTGGAGTCAATACTTAGTTGGTCATTATATAATTTTGTTATTAATTTTAGCACACGAACTTTTAATTCGTCTTTAGTAATTTGATTCTTCGACATTAAAGTTTAAATCCACTGAATGTATCTTTTTTTACATCTTGCTTAATGCCACCAACCATATAAGATTCAACTTCTGTTTCTTGAGGTGCTACCTGAAGACCCTTAGAAGAAATCCAATGCTGAGTCCAAGGAAGTGGATTATTATTTGCAGGAATATCATAAACTGGTTTAAGACCAATTCCTTTCATACGACGGTTTGCAATCCACTCCACATACTGTTGAAGAAGTTTATCATTAAGTCCAATCATACTACCATTTTTGAATAGATGATCTGCCCACTTCTTCTCCTCGTTTACAGCACGATCAAACATCTTATAAACCCACTCCTCTTCTTCTTTTGCAATCTGTTGCATTTCTGGGTCATCACCTTCTCTCCATTTGTTTAGAATGTTTTGAGTAAGTGCTAAGTGTTGGTTTTCGTCTCTTGCGATAAGAGAGATGATCTTAGCTGATCCTTCCATAAGCTTAAGTTCACCAAAGGCGAAACTACAAGCAAAACTAACGTAGAAGCGAATACCTTCAAGAATATTAACGTTTGCGACTGCTCTGTAGAGTTTTCGTTTAACATCGGTGAGATTCTCCTTGGCGTAGTGAACTCCTTCAAGTCTGTGCTTCCAGGATTCAGAAGTACCATAACTTTGTGCTGATTGAATGAAGTCATCATAAGACTCTGTAACGCTCTCAGCACGTTCTAGAATACGTTGGTCACTAATAATAGTATCAAGGATCTCGGCAGGGTCTGAATATATATTTTTAATGATATAAGTGTATGAACGACTATGGATCATCTCCATAAACTCCCATACAGTCATACATGCTTCCAGTTCAGGAAGAGAACAATAAGGTAAGAATGCCATTCCAGGTCCACGACCCTGAACAGAGTCAAGCATAATCTGATACTTTAGATTAGAAGTATAGATGTGCTTTTGTTCTGGACGAAGTGTTTGATAATCACCACGATCCTTCTGTAGGGAAACCTCTTCAGGTCTCCAAAAATAACTTAATTGTTGAGTTGTGAGTTTCTCAAAAACTGGATACTTATAAGAGTCATATCGTTGAATGCCTAGGGGTTGTCCGAAGAACATTGGTTGTTTTTTAGTATCGACTTGTGCTGTATTAAAAACTGTCATTCCTTTAATTTTTTGACTTTGTTCTTCAGATTTTATAAACTCGTATTCCATGTTTTTTCTCTTTACTATTTGATTGACTCTCACATTAAGTATTTAAGTTTTTACAAATGTTCAGATTGTACAACTTTCACATGCCTCTTCATCCGACTTCATAATATCATTTAGGAGAGATTTAAGTTCCTGTTTTTGGTCTTCAACTACCTCATCTGTTTTGATATCATAAGTGTTTTGATAGTATGCTGTTTTATGCCCCAACTTAAAACAAGTAAGCATATCCTGTGCCATTACGCTAACAGGAACTTCATTGTCGGCATAATTTTCTGGATTATACGACCAGTTTCCAGAAATTGCTTGATCGAAGAATTTCTGCATAACTGCAACAATATGAATATAACCACGATTGCTAGGCATATTCCAAAGGAGCGTATAATTGTTTTTAAGAGTTTGATACTGGGGAACAATTTGCTTAAGAGGTCCCTTCTTTGACTTCTTAATGGACAAGTATCCTCGTGGTGGTTCGATGCCATTGGTTGCGTTAGAGACGACTGAGCTGCTCTCTGAAGGCATTTGTGCTGACAGTGTTGAGTGCCTGAGACCGTGCTCCAAGATAGATGTTCTGAGGCTATCCCAATCATGTTGAAGACCTACAGATGAAACTTGATCGACATCCTTTTTATATGTATCAATAGGAAGAATACCATCAGCATACTTAGTGCGACCAAAGTATTCACAATGTCCTTTCTCTTTGGCAAGTTGATTTGATGCTTTAAGAAGGTAATACTGGAAGGACTCAGAAAGACCGTGAACAGCATCCCATGCCCCCTGTGAGTCGTAGTTGAACCCTAGTTTTGCAAGGTAGTGGGCAAGACCAATATAACCGATTCCAAGGGATCTACGACGTTTGGTAAAGTTCTCTGCTGCCTTAACTGGATAATTTTGATAATCAATAATCTCTTCTAGAGCACGAACAGAAAGATTACAAAGTTCTTCAAGTTCCTCATCAGATTTAACTTTACCTACATTGATTGCTGATAGAATACAAGTTGCAATTTCTTGAGGACCGTCATCATCAATATGTTGAATTGGTGTTGTGGGTTCTGTAATTTCCTGGCAGAGATTGCTCATTGTAATCTGATCCTTATAAGAACTATGAGAATTACAATGATCTATATTCATAATATAGATTCTACCTGTTTCAGCACGTTCTTTGAGGAGACTAAGAATGAGTTCCTGTGCCTTAACAGTTTTCGACGGAATGGACGAATTGTTCTCGTATTGAACGTATAAATCGTCAAACTTGTCTGTTCCAAAAGAATCATAAAGTCCAGGAACATCATGCGGGGAGAACAAAGTGATTTGACCGTCTTGAATAAACCTTTCATAAAAAATCTTACTAAGTTGAATTGAATAGTCAAGTTTACGAACACGATTATCTTCGGTTCCTTTATTATTCTTAAGAACCAAAATATCTTCTATTTCTTGGTGCCAGATTGGAAAGTGGACTGTAGCACTTCCACCACGAATCCCATTTTGTGTACAACATCTGACAGTTGCTTCAAACTTTTTGAGGAATGGGACAACACCTGTGTGTTGAACTTCTCCACCTCTGATTTTAGAGTTGATGCCCCTGATGCGACCTGCGTTGATACCAATTCCTGCTCTTTGAGAAACATACCTACCAATTGCCATATCAGAGCTGAAGATACTATCGAGGGTGTCATCAATATCAACAAGAACACAACTTGCAAATTGACGAAGTGGGGTTCTAACACCTGCCATGATTGGTGTAGGAATGTTGATTTTGTGTTTTGAGATTGCGTCATAATACCTCCTGACGTATGACATTCTAGTTTCTTTTGGATACTCTGCAAAAATTGTCAGAGCAATCATCATGTACATAAATTGTGGAGTTTCATATACTCCCCCACCACTTCTATCTTGCACAAGATACTTATCAACTATCTGACGTAAACCAGCATATGTAAACAAGTAATCACGGTCGTGGTCAATATAAGAATCAGATCGTTGAATTTCTTCTTTCGAATACTTATCAAAGATACCATTATCATATACCTGATGATTAACACACTGATAAATGTGATGCTCAAGAGTAGGAAGATCTTTCATCTTTCCATAAAGTTGTTTACGAACAGAAAATAAAAGAAGACGAGCAGCAACAAATTGATAGTTTGGGTGATCAAGGTTAATCAAATCACTTGCACTACGAATAAGAATTTCTTGAATTTCTTCAGTAGAAATACCATCATAGAATTGAATACCAGAAGTCATTTCAACCTGACTTGCAGAAACTCCCGCAAGACCCCTACATGCCTCTTCAACCATCAAGTGCATCTTATCTAGGTCAAGAGGTTCAATTGTTCCGTTTCTCTTGACTACCTTTGTTCCGTTGCTCATATTTTCTTCCAAGTAGTAAATTTAAGTTTTGCCTGTAGCCCAGAATAAGTGTTTGATTCTATCACAGACTGAACATTAAGTCCAGATAAAATCATGTCATTGATATCCTTCTCTTTTATTGTTGAAGGCCAGATGACAACTTTGTGTCCCATTTCGATAACACGGGAAATTCTTGATAGGATTTCTGTATTGCGTGGTTCATTATCATATATCCAAACAGCATCACTAATACCCCACTTACCAACATCACCGTCAGCTCCACAAAGAGCAATTGAGTTTGGAATAAAAGTGGAATCGAATGGACCTTCGGTGATGTATACTGGGGTATCTTTTTTGATTTCATCGAGTCCATAAATTTTGGGGGCGTCATCAGTAAGCATAATAGTAATGTATTTAACTTTGTTTGAACCAAGTGCTCTTCCTTGAAATCCAACTAATGTACTTTGATAGAACAAAGGAATAATAATTCTTGGTTCATCTTTACCTACAATATCAAATGTTGGTCGAAGAGAATTAGTCCATTCTTTAAATCTCTCAGCATAATAATAGTTATTAGAGTTTAATTTTCTATTTTCCAGATATGCTTTTGCGTCAGGATTTTCTGATGCTTTTGGCAAATCTAATTTTTTCAAGTTTTTGGAATTTTCACGTTTTGTGAAAAAGTCTGGTTTCTGAAAATTCAACTTTGGTTCTTCAACTACAAAGTTCTTTCCAGTATTTCCTTCTTTAAACTTTTCAAAAATATATTGTTTATGAATTTCAGTATCAATTTGTTTTAGAAAATTGTTAAAGGATACATTTATTCCACAATTATGACACTTATAGTTTGTGTTATTTTTTATCTGATATAAGTATCCTCTTGCTTTATTCTTATTTGTTTGAGAGTCACCACAAATCGGACAACGAAAGTTGTAGAGATTATTCTTTACCCTCTTAAATTTTTGAAATCTAGAAGATATCAAATTGATGTATTTTACATCAACAAAATCCATAAACAAAAATTAACCTTTTCAAATATTCTATCACATTATCTTACCTTGTCAAGACAGAGTGAAGTGATTATCGCCGTCCATTTAATAATTGAATTAGTTATTTTATGCAGAGAGTATGCAGTAGGAATATTTTTATTTTTCACGGCATTCAAGTGCCAACACTCTATTATTTATTTTATTGTTCTTTCTATTGAAACGGGAGTAGGAGTTAATACATTTGTGATAATTTTATTGCCAACGGCAGAGAAGATTAAAGAGATAATAGCAAGTCCTCCAGCCATCGTCCACAGCTTCTTTTCTAAATCAGTCAAACGAGTATTAACTTTCGTAATATCTCTTTCACATCCTTTTTTAATAATATCAGTCTGACGAGTCATATCTCTGTGAAGACTGTCAATTTTCTCAAACAATACTGCATCTATTCGATCTTGCTTATCTAACTTCTCATCGTGAACGGCAAGCATACGTGTTACATTTGAATTTGCTTCAATCAACTTATCAATTGCATTATCGATTTTCATTAACAATTGATCAGAAGAACTAATTTTTTCTTCTAATATTGCAACCTTGGTTTCTAGTGTTTGGGATTGGAGGGTCATTTTATTTGGTTTTTAGGTATTGTATCCATAATTTACGTGAACCTGCACCACCACTCATATATTTTTTTTTCTTACGAACAGGAGGATTATCACCTGCTTCAACCGTTCCTGCTATTTGACCACCACCAACATTATTAATCGGAGCATCTTCAACGACCATATGCTCTCGAATAATATTTATAATTTTATCAAGAGTCTTCTTTTCCATTATAGATCTTATAAAGTTCCTTTAAACAATTAATATCGACTTGAATGTCATGAATACTTGATTGTGGATATTCTGGAAGTCTATTAAGAAAAATAATAAATGATTTAACAGAAGACCATAACTCTTGTTCAATTTTAAAAAACAACATTGGTGTAGTTGCTTC